CCCCAAGAACTGTTGCAACCTGTTGTTTTGTCATTAATCCGATTGCATTTCCGGCTTGATTTACCGCTACGAAAGCGGATATGTCATTCAGGCTCGGAAGTGCCAGTGCGGACTTTTTCAGCAACTCCGTTTTTGATATTTTATGAGGGTTTCCCGACGTATCGAAAACCTGAACCGTGTCAGCATCGGTTGCCGACGTTTGCTGACGCAGCTTGTTTGAATAATCCATTATTGCATCGCTCGTCTTTCCGTCATATTTTGACGTGTATTCTAATTCTTCTGCCATGTCTTTAAATCTTTATTCATTAATAACTTTTACAAATCCACCCGAAACAAGGTCTGCGAGGTCGAATTTAAGCCCCATGCCGCTGTCACGGATGCACAGGTATTTCAATCCCTTGTCGGTGTAATATTTCCCGTCATACAGTTCCATACCCTGCTTCCACGGTATTGGGTCTGCTTCAGTACCTTTGTGTTCCTCCTGCACCACCTTGTAAAGTGAATCCACTTCGCCGGGAATCCACTCTTCCGAAATCGTGTGTGGTTGAATGACCTCGTACATGGTTTCACCTTCATTAAGACGGAAACCTACATTCACGGGCTTTCCGATGATGTCCTTCCGTTGCGGATAATACTTTTTGTTCTTCAACGACTGTTCCACCGTCATGGGAGTGTCGTTGATGCGCTCCGCGATACCCGCCATGAGCGTGTCTACCTTGCCTAAATACTCCGGGGTAATATCCTGAGAACCGAATATTGCTGCCTGCGCTTCCATCTCGGCCTTTTGTTGTGAAGTTACCTGTTTCCACCCGTCCGCTTCTTCCACCGTGTCAGTGATAACCATGTAGCGAAAAGTCCTTTTATCAAATGCCACCTCCGCCGCTTCGGTAAGGTAGCAACCTGCATCTGCTATAATTTTCATAACTCTATACCTTCTATTAGTTCATAAACCTGCCCATATCCTCCGGCTGTAAGTTTTTCGCTGCACACCCGTTCGATGAACGCGGCTTCCTCCGCCGTTATCTCTGTATCACCTTCCGAAAGGAAAATGCGGCGACTGAGGCGATAAGCCATCTTTTTATCACTTTCCGGTGCGGGCATACCCGTGCCGTGGTTAAACAGGGCTTCTGCTATTGTCTGCGATATACTTTCATCGGGAAGCTCATTACCCCTGAAGTCTCTGAAATTTCTGTTGAAGTTTACTTTCATTGTTAATCTCCTATTATAATACCATTTACAATTTGTAATTTATAAGATTTAGTCCAATTCCCGTCCTTAATATCCCAATATATATTTTTCGTAATTCCTTTTTTATATGTATAAATTCCATCTTTGTCCATTGTCCATCCGGTGCCGATAGTATTTGCCATTATCAAATTCGAGTAAAGATTTCCATTTACATGAACACCTCCGTCAAAATAGCCTGCGTATGTATTATTTAAATTTGGAGTGCTATTGCCATTCCGAGATGCGTATATACAAGCTCCTCCCACATTAGAGCCGACAACTTTAACCCCATATTTCCCCAAAGTCGCACCGTTAAATGATATATCGACAACACCTGTGTTGGCATTAGTTGATACACCTATCCTGATACTACGGCTGTCTCCCCCAAAATAATCTTTTGATTTCCAGTTCAGGGCTCCGTTATCAAGTGTAAATCCGCCTACTTTTGCGCCATTTGCGGAGATTGTTCCGGAAAATGTTCCTGTTGCAGCTTTCAATTCTCCCGAAAACGTTCCATCCGCCCCGTCGAGGTGTTTTACCTTCAGGTTTTCCACATCTATGTTTTCAGCTTTCAACATCGGTTTTCCGTTTACGAGTTTGAAAACGGCTATGCCCGTACCCCCGCTGTCTTGCACAAGGAACTGCGAGGCGGTTACTTTTACCGTCTTGCTGTCGATATCTATCCCGGTAGCCTTCAGCTGGTCTTTCCCCACTTTCAGGGAGATTTGCCCTTGCATAGCCGAGATAGATGATGACATCGACGAAAGGCTGCCACCCACATCCGTTCCACTTTCGAGAAGGAACTTGCTCGCCTTTACCTGAAGACCGTTTTCTTTCGTGTACTCAATGAATGTCTTACGCCCACGGTCTCCGAAATACATACGCCCGTACCCCCTGATGAAGCATTCCTGTTTCGCGCGGTCATAGCCTATTGCGAATACATCTTTTCCGGAAAGGGAATAGCTGTTTATACCTTGATAGAAAGTGATGTATGGCGCACCGTCTCCGAATGCGGACATTACGATTGCGCTTTGATAGTCCGGGTCTTTAATGTCCCCGATTTGGCATATCACATCCCCCTCCTGCGGAACATCGCTGCCCTCCGCGCAATGCGATACGGACAGGTCTATGTAATCGTCACCGACTGCCGTCACAAGCCGCCAGAAAAAACGGTTGCTGACACCCTCATGCACGCCCTCTTTTATGTTGAAGCTCTGCGAGCGGGCGAGGTTTCCGGCGTGGAAAAGGTTCTTTATGGCAGTGTCCCCGTCATCGGAAAGGAAATAGCAGCGGTACACCGCACCGTGTTCTGACGGCTGCACGTATGCCCTTGCACCGTCCGAATAGTATTTTGCCGAACCGTCTGAATAGTAGAACGGCACTTTGTCTATACGTTCCACTTTCGTAACCGTGATGCGTGCGCCGGAGGCGTTGAACATCATTGTCGCCCCGCCTACTTCCGTGCGCATTATTTCCAATACCTGAAATATTGCTTTCATGCGCACCAGCAGCCTGTCAATCTCGGCGTATGTCGTCCCGTCAGCGTTCCTTTTCAAGGTAAACCCCGTTCCCATCATGCCCGAAACAAAATCGGGTGATTGGATGAAAGGCGCAATGACCCCGCCCAACAAGTTGATCAGGTAGTTGGTGGTATCTTCTTGGTCTTTGCGCAAGAAAAGCTCCTTCAGCTTATCAAGAGAAATTTCAGACAACAAATCTATAATGCCAACAAATGTACGCCCAACACGTTCCGCTGTATTCTCACCTTCAGCAGTCGCATTGCGTATTAATAGAGCCAACCGTTTTAAAACGTCTATATTGTCACTCATTCCCCTACTATTTTATAAGAATTACCATTTGCTCTAACTCTACCTTTCTTAAAAAGAGGGTATGTATCTTTATTTGCGCTTAAAAACTCCAAACATTCTTGCATGTACTTGGCTGCAATATCAAATGCATCATTATAAGCCATCAGCTTTTCTTTAAAATCCGGACGTGAACCAAACTTATCTTCTTTATTAAAATAGCCATATCGGGTTACATTTCCGTCGCCATTCTTTATTATTCTGGCGTATGTATAATAAGCCAATGTAGTTTTTAAACCGGCAAATAATTTCTTTTCACTACATTTGGTTTCATACATTCCTCCATCCATCAACAAAGAATATTTCTCAGGATTATTCCTTATGTCTATAAACAAAGCATCTCCCAAAGCCGATTTTATGTCTATGTTTTCCGCCTCTCTCAAATAAACTGATATTTTACTCTCATCTACATGAACAGACATGCCACGAGACAATATGACTACATCATTTGTTGTTATTAGATGTTGCATTTCTTACATATTTTAATGGTTCAACACTAAAATCATTTGATGTATTGGCTATTTCATACCAATATTTAAATATGCGTTCAAACGTCCTTTCTATAAGACGTTGCTGTTTGTTTACGATAGAATTATAATACTCAAAAGCATCTTCAAGAATATCGCCTGAAAAACCAACCTTCCCGATACGGATGCAATACCACGGCTCTTGCCCATAAGCTGAATAGATTCTTTCTACCACGCTTGCATCAGTAACGGTAAACTCCTTATCATAATTCTGCGATGCTATTGGTACAAATTCCGGTTTCTCTTCATCTGCCTCAAGTGTTACATCGAGCAGTTTATTGGAATTAGTATCTCCTTGCAACTTTAAAAGCATATTGGAAAATTCATCATTGTTATCCCCGTCGGATTCAATTTCATTTCCTTCATCATCAAAAGACACCTTAGTACCCTTTTTAGAAATTATCATGCCAGCAGGAAGAAAATTATTACGCACATTCCGGTATTTTACATTAGATAATCCCTCATCTGTACTCATCTCCGTAACAACACGGTCGCCTTTGCCAGTCGGATAAGTATTTTTCCCAACCATTGACACCCACAATATCTGACCCTTGTAATATTCAATACCTCCTGCAGCTTCTATCTGTGCCAAAACCACTTCTTTTTGAGGATTGAACACGTCTATAAAGTCAATATTTGATTTATTTACCTGTATAGCCTTACCCTTGCGTGTTTTTTTACCAGTCCAATCCGGATGGACTGCTATTTTTGAAATATATCCGTTCTCATCCTCCTCTAAAAGCCTGCAATTCTCAAAAGGGACATGCTGCAACTCCACTATTTCACCTAATATGTTATAGTTTACATGCAACGCTATCCCGTTAAATTCTGCCATATCACGACAAATCAGTGCATGAATATCATCAGCCGTATCACCTTTCCGATTTACGACATACCCGGAAAATAAGACCTCACGGAATCCGTTTCCCTCTATAAAATCTGCAAAACGGTCTGAACATTCCGATCCGGTTGAGCTGGCAGCAATAATATTGCGCAACGTCTGAGGATAAAGATTATCATCCCCATACGCCTGTATTCCTAACATCTGCAAATATCCGGTATCAATCCGCTTGTTGCTTTTCTTTTTTAAATCCTTTACTCTCATATTCCGTGAGGTTTTATTATCATTCTATTTCCGACTCATCAGTATGTACTTCATTACCGGATTGGGCATAATGTTCATCATTTTCTTTTGCCGCTTCATCTTCCAATAAATCCAAAGCCTTGCTAACATGCGCTGTAAGCAACTTTTTAGTTACTTTCTTACCGTTTATCTGGTAATCCTTAAAAGATTCAACCACGGCTTCCTTAGATACCCCATCCTTTAAAGATACCACAAGGGTATCAAGCAATTCCTGATTATACTCCGTTTCTTTCGGCTTCAAACGTTTTTCTACCCGCTCTTTCCAATCTTTAGGCAACTTAGAAAAATAATTTGCATTACTGGGATATTTCCCTAAATAAGTCTCAGCAGCTTCATCAGTCAAATTTGCATTGGTATAGAATTTGGAATCTCCGAAAGACATTTGTAGAAGCACGCCATTTTTCAATCCATAGTTAGATTTTTCTTTCATACGTCCGTTTTTATTAAGGTAAACACTCATTTCAATTACAGCATCACGATAACAGTCACTGCATGATGTCTTGACAAAAGTTTTATCCAGCACTTCTTTATAAAGGCTTTCTATATCCCGTTTGTCAGAAAGAGAGAGGGAGGCTTTTCCTCCCAACTCCTTCAATTTATCAACCACTTCTAAAACTATCATCCTCCAACTGCATCTTTAGTCAATGTAGCAACAGCAGCAGCCGTCGTTTCATAATCCGTCTTGAATAAGAATAGTGCGGATTTAGGTACTTTAGCTTCCTGTAAAGAAACAAGCCATCCACCGTCAGTCTCTTCCGAATATTTATCATTTGAAAGTTCTGCCGGTTTTAACCCCTGATACCATCCGTAAACCTGAAATGCAGCATCACCCGGATTTTCTTCCTTATTAAGCCCTTTGAACTTATTTTCAAGAATTACGACAAACTCACCGTTAGCAAGTCCGTCAATGACATTGGCACATACATCTGGTCCATTATCAAGCACAACAAGATTAACTGTATTGGTGAACGTGTTCCGGTAAGTTCCAGTAGCTAACACCGTATTGGTACCAGTAAACGGGTTGCTTCCCATCACAACCACCTCGTATGCTTTCTTACCACTTTTTAGCGCAAGTGTCTCGATAATATTCTTACGGGTAGAATTGAATGCCGTTGTACCGAAATCAATATCGGCACGGTTCATCATTACACCTTTTTGTTCTATCCCCGGAACAATAGGGTCATCGCACGATGGTACGATACCCTGTTTGATTAAATTGTCACATACTCCACTCATAGCAACTTCTTTTTAATATGCCATTTGGAACAAATCATCTTGTCCCAACAACATTCCCATCTTACCCGTAGAATAGATATAATTCATACGGTCTTTCTTGTCAAAGAATATATCCAGCTCGGATATTAATTGATTAGCCGGAGTACCGACGAACATCTCACGCGGAGAACCGAACACCGCACGGTGAGGAAGATTCAGCTTCGTACCGTTATTCTCATATTTCATGATGAATCTGTCCCAAATAGACAAGCGGTAAACAGGAACACCGTTAAACTCTGAGACATCCAATCCCTTGAAAATTTGTTCCCATGTAAGGATTTCCTTATACTCACGCTTCAAGTCCTTTGTCAAAGCATCCGCCAAAGTCTTTGTACAGAAAATTCCAGCACCTTCTACACCAAAAATACGGGAATCCGCATTTTCAAGTAATGATTCAAAAATACCAATAGCAACACCTGTTTCCTTAATCTTGCTCATTTGCAAAGCAGTTGATTCTTCTCCGTTTGCAGCAATGGAAACTTTTTGGCTTTCATTATCTGTACCGATAGCAAACAACTGTTTCCAAAATCCGTCCGCCGTTTTAAACAAATCAGTGTCTACACCCGTAGAAATCACACCGCTTTCCGTGTTCAGTTTGGCATTCTTATCACCGAACCATATAATACGCCACATCATCAAGCGCATAGCCTCCTGCAAAGCCGGATAAACAATATCATCCATGTATTCGGTAGAGGTGAGGTCTCCGATTTCCGTGCCTTTCTTCAGGCAATACTCTGCAATGGTATTAATCAAATCTGTATAACACCATTTCAACGGAACTTGCCAATCGCCAATAGCCCATTCTTTTTCCAAGAATTGAATAGTGGCATTTTTATAATTCGGGTTACACCCCGAACCATTCCAACCGACATCAGACATAGCTCCTGAATAGCCCAACTTCTGACCATTCTTTACATTTTGTCTGAGCGTAAAAAAACGTTCCAGCTCCGGGTCTGTGAACAGTTCTGCAATAATCAAATCTTTTAAAGACTGAATAGCCCCGTTGTCCGGGGTTAAATTAGATAATTGTTCCCACGTCATAATTATTCCTTGTTTCTTTGTTCTCTAATCTTCTGCAACTTTCTCTCAATCTTGCTCATAGGCTTTGTAACCTCCACTCTTTTGCTGGTAGCTTGACGTCCTGCCGGAACATATTTGCTGGCTGCCGCTTTAGTCAGTCTATCAATGCCCCCTGCTTTCTTTACAGCATTCAAAACCTTTACATCATCATCACTTTTCGCATTTGACTTCAACGCCTCATTTTCAGCTTCCAACTCAGAAATACGCGCTTTCAAAGCCTCCACATCATCATCTTCACTTCCCGGTTCACGGATTTCCGTAATCACTCCATCCGTAACAACAACGGTGCGTCCATCTTCCAGCACATGTTCACCGTCTGGTGACGCAGGGTCTCCTACCTGAATCTCGCCTCCTTCACGTTCCACATTCAGTTCATCACCGGTTGATGTGGTAATTACCATCGCAACCGCCGGAACATCTTCAATCTTTGCATACCCGCACTTTCTCAGCAGGCGGTCAAGCAAAGAAGATTCAACCTTCACTTCCTTTTTTACCATAACATTTGTTTTAGAATTAATAATATTGCTGTCTTTCTTTGCAGATATAGCCGGAACAACTGAGGATATAAATCCCAACTCGATAGCCTTGTCCGGATTAAACCAACTGTCAGTAGCCATCTGTGTTTCCAATGCTTCGCGGGGTTGACCGGTACGTTCAACATACAGAGCCAACATTTTCTCTTTCTCTGCTTTCAAGTCGGCTGCAATAGATTCCAACCTTTCCGGGGTTATTTTCCCTTTCAATAATACCCCGTCTGCATAAGGATTATGTATGCAGAGCTGTGCATGTTGGTATGCAGTCCGTCTTTCAAGCGGTGCAGCAAGAAGTATCACGGTAGCCATAGACGCACATGTACCCACCACCTTACAAGAAATCTCTTTCCCCGAAGCACGCAGAGCATCATAAATCGCATATCCTTCCACACAATCACCGCCGCATGAATGGATTTCCACATCAATGCGGTTGTCATCTTTCGGCATCCAGTCCATGAAATACTGAATATCAGAAAATGAAATACTGTCTTCGCCCGTAAGCCAATATTTCGCCTTATCCGCATCTGGAGCAATGTCTTTATTAATGAATAATTTCGCCATATCTCAATACTTGTTTTGAAGCAAAGGTAGGAAACACGATATGGCTTAAAGAATTTTACAAGTCAAAAGCACTGACACGCCCTGTCAGTCGATTTTTATAAATAAAAAAGGATGAGCCGAAGCCCATCCCGATTATACATCGACTTTTGTCGAAAACTTTTTAATAACCCTGTATATAGTCCTCTCATCGACATTATATTCGTCTGAAAGGTATTGCAGGATATAAATCTTTTTATGTCCTTCATCTTTTAATCTGGTATAGTCCCTGTACAGGTCCAGATACCGAATATCAGTCGGACTGACCGGAAGCGTTTGTAATTGCTCCAACACGCCCCTATGTGTAGATAAAAACTCAAAAGCATTCATACGTTACCTAAATTCTCCAATACTCCAACTCTGTTATTCACTGAATTTATTTCTTCAACGGAAACCACAGGGCGAATAGACTGTACACCTCTGGCTACTGCTCTGGCAAGCATATCCTCGCCAAGTGCCTGACTGCTCGACTGTGTTACGTTTATTGGTACACCCCCACCCATCATATTGAATGAAGAAAGGATGGGAGCAAACATTTCGGTGGTTCTGGCCGTCATTACCGATTCTCCGTTACTGAGACGCGCTGGTATGCTGTCGCTTGTCCCCGTACCCGGTCCGGTAACTAAACCACCACTTGCAAATTTAGCACTTTTTATCGACTTTGTAGCTGTTGCAATAGTAGAAACAACAGTGGTAACAGCAGTAGCGATATTGGCTAACAAAGTCCATATATTAGGTGAATTTGAAGCAGCTTTCACAGCATTGGCAATGGCTACCCCCTGACTAATTGCTACCTCTGCAATAGCCAATGTCTTTGCAGCCACGGCAGCAGCTTTGTTATTCTCGCCAGCCTGTTCCAATAATCCACCTATGGCACCCGTTACTGCCGCCATTGCATTTGCTTTCGCATTCTCAATCTCTACTTCTTTCTCTGAGAGTTCCCGTTTGGCATTCAAATACTCCTGATTAGCTTGTAAGCGGGCATTTTGATATTCAAGCTCACTATCGTAATCCTCACGGCGGATTGAATCGTACAGTTCTTTTTTCTGTTCAATCTGTTCTTGCAAGATTTCAAGTTCGGAAGCACCGTTTTGTTGCAACTTCATAAGCTCATTTTCCATACGGGTACGCATTTCTTCCTGCTGCTTCTGACGTACTTCTGCATTGAATTGGTCGGTCAAATCCTTTTGTTGCTTGCGGTATTTTTCTTCTATGGCAATCTTCATTTGTTCCGTCAGCTCTTTTTCCGACAATTCAGCCTCACGTTGTGCAGCCAACTGCTCTATCCTTAATCGGTATTCTTGCTCGCTTCCATCCTTTACGGCTTCCAGTTGCAGAGAAATAAGTTTCTGACGGTTTTCTATCTCTTTTTTTAGTTCATCATCAGACAGTTTTTGTAACTCCGAATCCTTTTGTTGTTCCAAAGCCCTAACCTGTGTATCAATAGACTCACGTGCTTTTGCTGTTAAATCCGTTTCTGTTTTCAATCTGTTTTTCAAATCTTCAATCTGGCGGGAATAGGTAAGTTCTATTTCCTTGCGTGCCTTTTCCCGGTTATCCTTGACCAAATTCAACATAGCATCCTCTGCCGCTCTTACCGCTTCCACCTCTTTCTGCTTAGCTTCCTTCGCCTTATCCACGCCTTCCTGACGTATTGAATTCAGGGTATTTTGCTGTTCAGTCTGACGACCATAGCTATCCTCTTCCAACTCACTCAAATGGTTTACTTCTTCACTCAATTTTCGTAAATCTTCGATAGTACTCTCTGACAAACCAATTTTACCAATAGCTTCATCGGCTGTAATAGCACCACTTTGCAAATCCTCAATCGTTTTAAGGGCTTCCTCTGTAACATCAGTATATCCAAGCATATTCGAGATTCTTGCTTTTGCCAAATCGGTTTGAATTTTTAAATCCTTTTTTTCGAGTTCATAAGCCTTCTCTGCAGCTTTAATACGTTCTTCTGTTGATAAGGTAGTATCATCTGCCGCTTTCTTTAACTTTTCAATCTCGGCACGGTTAGCCGCACGGCTCATAGACAACATCACTTCACGTTTGTCTATCTCATTTAAAACATCCGCCAATTCCCATGCCCGTTTGGTTTCTTCTACAATCTCATCCCCTATCCCTTTAAATACAGCTTTAGCATCTTCTCCTGCTTGCTTAAAATTTCCTGAAAATAAATTAACCAAAACACTTCCAAATTTGCTAACACGATCTACCAGAACATTTACCGTAGCTCCTAAAGAAGCCATCAGTTTATTAGCAAGCTCTATTCCCTTTTGTGTTTTTGCAAAATATGATACCAAAGAGCCTAAAGCAACGACAAGCACACCAATACCAGTTGAAACCAAAGCCACCCTCAACAATTTTAAAACCCGAGTCCATCCGACTGTACTCGCAGTAACAGATGCAAACTCCCCCTTTATTCCTCTCAAATAACTCCCTACTCCACTTAAAGAAGTTACCATTTCATTTATCTGTTGAATAAATGGGATATTAGCATCAGCCGCTTCTATTATAGCTTCTTTATAGTTGCCTACATTCCGGTAGTAACGTTGCGTTTCTTCTTCCGCTCCTTTTAAAGCATCCGTAACTTCATTTATCCTATCTTTCAATACACCGCCTATTTCAGCATTCTCACGGTCAGCCTCAGACAAAGCATCATATTCGGCTGTAAGGTTAGAAAGCTCTGCCCGAAGTGAGCGCAAACTACCCTTCTGCTCTTTTTCCTGCTTCAATTGGTTCTGTACCGTCTTGTTGATGATACGTATAGAATCATTATAATCAGCAATAACAGCTTTAGTAGAAGCCATGGCCTCATTATATTGCTGTCGAGAAATCTTACCCTCACTTAATTGTTTTTTTAATTGTTTCTCGGCATTACGTGCCGCATCAATCTTCGCCTGATACTCCGCTATTGCCTTGATTGCTTTATTGTAATTTACTTTTATATCAAGTATCTTTTCTGTCTTGTCTGCCATAGTTTTACATCTTTAAAAGTTTAACTTCACATACATCATTCTCTTTGGTCTTTACGTTGATAACAGCCCAATAGCTACCGTACTGGCTCAGATACACCGGAACTGTTAAATCCAGCGTTTGCAATTCAACCGAGCTTAACCGAACGTATTCCACAATTACCCGGGGACGGTTTACCAATGATTTATATTGAGAGTAATATTCCGATAACAAGGTATTCCACTCCAATCCGACAAACACTCCTAAAAAAGTTCCCGATAATAGTACAATGCGTGGAGCTGCTCCATCGTCATATTCGAGTTCCCCGTCCGAACCATACGAGTAAAGAGGAATAGAAGCTACTCCGTTCTTAGTGTCACATGCTGCAAACGGAAGCTCTATAACGTCCCGCTCATAATCCAATGTCTCACTTTCAACCATTATTTCCGAATCATAGTACCCCTTCACGTCATCATCTTCTTTGTACTTAAAAAGGTTATGTTGGGCGAAATTGTCAAGCGTATATGAAATCTTTTGCGGTGTCTTATCGAAATACGCTTGCAGTAATTTTCCGCTCCAATCAACCGACTTGCTTTTATTCTGAACTAACGTATCAAATGAAACAAACTTGATATGGTCTGTTTCGGTGGGTACGGCAAACACTCCCAACATTGTCGCTATGGCTTTCAGGAAATCGACCTGCTTCACATCCGGGAGATTGGGTACATAATAAAAGCGAGACATGGCATTATTGCCTATCTCCACATTTGTTGCATAAGGGGCAAATGTAAATGTACCATTTAAATTAGAAAGAACCCCAGTTCTACTACTACCTATAAAAAAAGAATAACAGCTATCTATGAATAGACCTTCCACATCACTCTCTATGTCGAAAGTATAATGATAAGCTCCATTCCCCAAATCTTCCACCTTATCAGAAAAGAATTCACCTATCTTTTCTTTAGTGCTATCATTAACTAAATAAATATATATTCCATCATGAAACCAACTACTGCCCGTTATAGTAAAAGAACAGGTAAACTTCAGTCCGAGTTTCAAATTAGAAAATTTTGGTCGTATGCCTTTATAATTAAGAGCATCTTGTAATAATTCAATATAAAACGTTTCACTCCAAAGAGATTTAAAAGTCAACCAAAAATACCTATCTAAACCATCTGTTTCTTCCCTAAACCCGGATACCATCACAATCTTACTATTTTCATCAATCTGCTTTTGTGCATCCTTCCGGGTCAGCAAAGGTATTTTCATCCGATCCATCATCTCCACACGGTCATCAGGAAACTCAAAAGTAATTCCGTATTCACTGGCTATCTTATCCATAATCCATTTGACTGTAACAACTGGATGATACCATACACTTGTTTCCTTATCTTTAAACCCATATTCAATCTTGGGGAATTGCGGGGTCTGTACCGACTGTTTTACCCAATTCGTATAATCAACCCCTGCAACCATCCCATAACTCAAATCCTGTAAAGATTTTCCGTCATTTACCAACGTGTCGAAATTCATGACATTGCCCCATGACAATGCGATTTCTATCTGCTCGCCCACGGACAGAAGAACCACATTGGCATCACGAATTATCTCCACGCCGTCACGGACCAGCGTACCGGCATGTTTCAGATAAGGGAAATTAGTTACCGCACTGGGGATATGCGCACACTCAATGATACGAAGGTTATTTGCCGTTTTGGGCAACTTGATGGTATAGCTGTTGTTACTGACAATTTTACTTATATCGGTCAGCAAATTACTTTTATAGTTCAGGCTGATGGAAGTCCCGCCGTCCATGTCAGCCCGGCTTCCGTTTATGTATAATTCATCTCTCATAATACTTGCGATACAATATCAGGTAATGTTACCGTTATTTCAAAATCCTGCAAATCATTTCCATTATCTACCGTAGTGGCGGCACTGACGTTTACCGGAACCCATGTTTCACCAACATACATATCAACCAAAGGCGAACTGTGAACGGAAAGAAGCATTCCGAATGTTCTTTTATCCACCAAAGGCGCACAGGCTTTGAATGATTTTTCCATCGTCTTGCCTTGCGACCGTGAGACACCATAGTAACCGTATTGCCCATCCGAGAAATTATCATATAACCTATCCCCGTATTCATCCGATTTGTTTTCATTTTCCCCCTGCTGGAAAAGCCAATACTGATAGAACCCATGCCGATCAATCCAGCGGAGGTAAACACCACATTCGGAATCATCCTCCACTACTTTGACCGTCTCGGGTACTTCAACCACATCCACATGCTTTATTCCATTATCAAAGATGGTTACGGTAAACGGAAACTTGGAGAACCACGTAACCGTACGTGGAGGGTTAAACTCTTCACCGATATTGATTGCTCCCCAAATACCGGTCATTTGAAAATTAAACTCAGCGGCGGAAGTTTTAACGTTTACCATGATGACATGGGAAACAACCATGCTCTTTCGGTCTATATCGAACAAAGCTCTCATGTAAGGCGACAAGTCAAGTTCCACTATCCCCTCATCATACTGCCTTTTGTCGGTGTACCACGGCTTTTTAGTAATCCGGAAAGTACGGTCAAACGTGGCGTCGAACACTCCTTTAAGCCCGCTTTCTTCCACCTTGATAACCACTGTAACCTCATTGGAGGTCTCTACTTTTAGGATGTTGGGGTTAAAGCAAAACGCCACCTCATCCGGATAATAAATCTTCTTAGTGCCTTCAAATGTTGCTGTTCTCATGGCTGAAATTCAAATTTATATGTTCCACTTCCGTATCAAACACGCCTAATACACGGCTGGATATTTCTTGTATCGTTTTATCCACTTCGGTTGAATAGATGTCCTTCCTCTGTCCAGAGCGGTATAATTCAGTACCCTCATTCGCTATTTTGCGGGCGACCAGATAGGCAAAAGACTTAGGTTTCTCGACCTGTATTCCTTTATCTTCCACCCATTGCAGGATAATGTTATAGAACCCTTTCGGCACTTTTCCCGGTCGGCGTCCGGATTCCAACGTGCCGAATGCCCTACGCCCCCAAAGAATACCGCCGCTTTCGGTCTGCTCTACTTTTAAACTGTCCCGCGTCCTACCGCTGGCTACCTGACGGGCTGCTTCATGGTTGGCTATAATCCTCTTTCGCAAATCCTGCAACCCGTCACTAACAATCTTCAACGTCTCATCCCTTACCGTTGCCGCCATATACTATCTCCTTCACGCTTTTAGTGGGACACATAACGATTCCCCTTGTTTCCTCCAGCTTCAGTTCGATGACTATGCCGGTGACATTCACATCCAGCTTGTCGTAAAACACAGAGTAAGGAATATCGCCGGAAACAGGCTTAAACAATCCGCTTGAGTTAAGACTTAATATAAATTCTTTAGCCAAGTTCTTGCAGCCTTCTATTATCCGGTCATTCTCCGTACCGTCGAAATCAAAATGCGTTTTATCCATGAAGGCAAGCATACAGTTAGGGCAATCCTTCAGTTGCGTCACGCCAAGATTGAATACGCCACTTACCGGAAGCACATTCAGCACAGCCGGAAGCGATTCTTTATCAAGCCTTACGTTTGCCGCCTGCCAGTTATCAAAGATGTAGGTCACACCTTCCATCTTGTCTACAATCGTTTTAATCTTCTGCTCTACTGTCATTTGTTTGTATCCATTAAAATTTTCCTTAACCTACGTTCAACCACCATCCGCCGGGCATCCATATCCATACACTTGTACACCCTCACCCACGGCACACGTTCTACTGCCTCATGGTCGGTTATCCCCATGCGCAAAGCGTAATAATCAACCAGCCCGAACAAGCCGAAATTCAGCCTGTCATACCCCGCCTTCTTCTCTTCCGGAGTGGGCGGCACGCTTGCTGACGCAAACAGCTTGTTGATGCGTTCCACCTCGCGAGCCACCCAATAGGCGAAACCGAACAATTCGGAAGCATCCGTATTCATAACCATACGTTCATCCATACCGAGCAACACACGGCACGGAATGATGATAAAATCCTTTCCAGTCCGTATGCCTTGAAGCTGCATCAGCTCGCCCATGCTCAAATCATTAAGCGTAGCAGGGGTTTTCACCCTGCCAACCGTTGCCGGCTTTGGCAGCTTTTCCAGCCATGCTTGTACCGCGCCTGCATCGGCAACACTTTCAATCGTTAAAAAATCCCTTATCGTCATATATCACCTAATTTTGCTTTTGGTCGCTTTGGCACCGGTTTAATGCGGAAATACATCGCCATTATCAACATGTCGAGATAGTCCGGAGAGAAACCCAGTATCTCCTTCATCTTCTCCTTGCTGATAATCCCCTTTCTCCGGGTGTCTGCATCAATGTGGTCTTGCTTCAGTACCGAAAGCTCCTTCTTTATCCTTTCCCTTTGCGCGTCCGTACACACCACCCTTATCTGCCTGTTGTTTATCAGCTCAGCCAACTTGAAGCCACATTCCGATTTCAGGTTATCGAACTCAGGATTTATCGGCTGTTTCCCTCCGTGAAACTCCTTGATACCGTTCAGGTAACTTTCAAGATAGTTCCCCAACCCGTCGGAATCGGCAATCATCATACTGCGCGGAATGGAGCATTCTATCATCATACGCTTCAAATCCGTTTCGATGGATTTCCCCGTACTATAACCTTGGTCCAGCTTGATGTAACATACGTTCCCTTTCCAATGTCCGGCAACAAAACGGTCACGCCCTTTCATCGCCAAGTCGGCAGAACCGGATGATACACCGGAAGGCTTTACATGCTCATTGGTGAACAAGTCGCAGATGGCATCATAATCGCACAATACCGCCGGGTCATCATCGTATTCCCAATTACCGAAGTAAAGACGTTCTTTCGTAACCTTGTCATTCGTGTTACGCAGTGTCTCGATGTAATCCTCGGTGGCAAACGGGTTATCCTGAACCAGCGCCTGAACAAAAGCATATCCATCCTCTAACGTCCCCTCTTTCCACGGCTTATAAAACAAGTCATAAAGCCAGTTCTTTTTAGGGTTACAGGTTATGAGAATCTTTCCCGGTATTCCGTACTTGTCATTCAAGTGTCGCCCTATACGGGTCTGTAAAACCGAAAAAGCCAGCCCGTTCACCTGCCCGCCTTCTTCTATCCATCCGCCCGTGAACTCCAACGAACCGAAGCGTTCATACAGCGGGTCTTTCACCGGGTAATAGGTAAGGTCGAGAAAGATGATTTCCGAACCGTTGTCAAACTCTATCCCGTCATTGGTAAGCCGATATCCGGTGAACCCGTGCCATTGCGCCACCTTACCGAATGTTACTGAGATGGAAGCCCGGCTGTCCTTCAGGTTATTTCGTCCGGCGAACCACCGCGTACCGGGAAGGAAGTAGCAACATTGCATCAGCCATTCGCAGCCGAGCCACGACTTGCCACCACCGCCCGCACCGCCATAACAAAGAAACTTCGTCGAGCCGTCGCGAAGGTAGTTATACGCCAATCGCTGTTTAAGATTCACCGTCTGCCCCATGTCATTTCAGTTTGTCCGCCTCGGGTGTGTACGGAAGGAAATCAAATCCCCTGAACTCTTTCCCTTTCGTGGTATGGTCCACTTCCTGCTTATCAGCCAAGCCCAAAGTGCGGGCTATGATGTTCGCATTGAAAGCCCCGACACATGCCCCCTCGAACTGTTGCGTCTTGATTGTTTCCTCCACACGCGCGATGACTTGCAAAAAATCTTCTTCATTCTTACTTATACAATCATCCCGGAAACTGCTCCACCAGCGGGTGGAAGCCCCTAAATAGACGCAAAGTCCCATCAGCGAATACGGGCGTGAGGTTGGGGTAACTTCCTGCTGAACCTGTTGCTGGTTTTCGGTAACGGTTTTCTTTCCCTTGCGTGTTTTTACGGGTATGCTTCTCTGTATCGCCTTGCGGGTAGTCCACGGATTCTCATCGCACCACTGGAAATATTCACATGCCGCCTCCCATAAAAGCTCAGGCGTGGCAAACAGCCGGTCTCTGCCATGCTTGCTCCTTAACATCCAATATTGATTTCCTTTCGGTGCTGCCATAATTAAAACATTTTAAAAACAGGTATTATTTCTTTATCTAAATTCCATCTTCGGTTATTGGGAAGAGGAAGAGTAAACTCATATTCCAATGCTTTTATATATTCCGCTTTTGTTGCTTTTCTGTCATTTACCGATGAGACCTGAAATGAGGAACCACTCAATTCATGCTCGTTGGTTACAGGATGAGCTTTGTCATACAACGTAAATGTTTCGCCAATATAGGTTTGGTTTAAACGGATAACATCCGCAGTTGAATGATAATGCTGAAAATACCATTCACCAAAACGGAAATTGGCAGTGAAGTTATGTGCATCAAGAAAAATTGATTTTGAACGATAATCGCGTGATTGCTTTCTGTCCGATGTCCTTTGAACAAACAACAACGGAATGCCGGACCAGAATATTTTTCCACCTTCCTTACATAAAGCTGAAATCGAAAGCAGGACATTTTTTTCATCTTCCAATGAATTTACTGAATTGAGAACACTGTCACATACAACGACATCATAAAGTCCATATTCAGACAATGTACGGCAAATATCCGCACAGTCCTGACGGATTTCCTTTTCATCGATGATGTCCTCACCATCTTTTCTATGAAAAAACTCGATTGCATCAATGTGATATCCCTTTTTCTTTAACATGGTAGCATAATCTTTTTGACCTGCACCGAAGTCAAGTACACGCATTTCCTTTGTGATATAAGGGATAACCAATTTTTCATAAAGGGTTGAATGAGTTCTACCGCTCAATACACCGTTTTTCTGACGCAACCGAACTTTTTGAGCAAAAGACTGTATATAGGTTCTGCGCTCTAAATGGGAATATTCAAATACCCCATAATCTTGTGAGAAATATAATTCGGCTAACTTTTCTTTACCTGCCGGAAGCACATAAACCAACAAATCCATACCCAACAGTTTTACGGTCTTTGCATACACGGACGAGATTATAACTTTACCGGAATAATCACACACAGCATTTGCGAACTGACCATACCTCAGAATCATTTTAGTAAGGTCTATCACATAAGAACTATTTTCTCCTTTAGACACCATCAATATATCCTTGTTAGGCACGGTATAGAACCCTTCCACACCTTCAGGAATTATCACACGGATATCCGGCTGCACGTCTGAAATTTCACATTCAGCATAGTTGTGCAACTGATTAAAACGTACTTCGTCCGTAGAATTAACCCCATCAAGAATAAATGCCGGAACATGAGTATATCCTAACAGCTTCATCGTCTTTGTGCGCTGATGTCCTGCCATAATACGATAATCCGAGCGGCGAATGATGATTGGTTTGATTATTCCAAGCTCTGTTATAGACTCCTTTAATTTGCCTTGTGCATCTTCACTTAAAAGACGCGGATTGTATTCTGCAGGATTCAAAAGGTTTATATCTATATATTCCATCATAAGCCTAAGAGATTATTTACAAAACCAACCATTACTCCGTTTTCATTCATATATTCGGTTGCACGCTGTTTCAAACCGTCTAATTCCTTTTCACTGACCGGAATCTTATACCCTTCAAAAACCAAATATTTGATATGCGCTCCAGCTTCATAATTTTGATTCCTCAAAATGTTTTCCGTATCGTCCACTTCTTCTTCATTAAAATCACTTATTTCGGGGAAACTAATACCTTCTACACCCCAATCCATAAGTTCCCGATAATCCCATTCAAACAATTTGGTCAAATCCCATTTCCCATTATTGACATTTGCACGAATAATAATTTCCCGCTCCCTTTCTTCTGTCAGCCCATGGAGTAAAGCGGTTGGAACTTCTTTCAATCCAAGTTGTAAGCAGGCTTCATAACGTTGGTTCCCGTCTATGATAACCAGTGTTCCGGTACGGTCAGACAAAACAAGGGGACGCGCTTCCAGATAATCCGGATTGTTCCGGATAGAATCTTTCAACACTTCCATATCTTCTTCCGTAATGGTACGGGGATTGCTATCGAGCTTATTCAGCTCTTTTATTTTTCTGTAAACTATTTCCATTGATTTTAATATTTGCGTTACATAAACAAATTTACCCGATAACCGCCACAAAGCAGTTACCGGGCAATGAAAATCGACTGACAGGGGCTGTCAGTAAGTTTTTTGGCATGGATTTTGTTTTACACACCTAAAAAAGATTTTATGAAAGAATTTGAATCATATAATGAAGATTTAGGTTTTGAAATCGGTTCTGGTTTTGCGGGTAATTCTGACTGGAATAGAATGAAAGATGAAAGAAACAAACGTGTTCTTATGGAAAAACAGAACAAGATATTAGATATGCAGCAGAAAGAAATCCAAGAACAGCAAGCATACAGAAAGTTGCATCGTAATGAAATACTTGCTCAACAGCAATATCGCAAAGAGCAAATCAAAGATGCAATACTATCTAAAAGGCTTCTTATCTTTAATACTATTATTACAACTATCGCATTAATAGTATCTATAATTGCATTATTTAAATAACGGTTATATCGCTTTTAAACATCACTTGAATCCCCATTCTTTCATGTAATCAATGTTTTCAGGAAAACCTTCCACCGGTTCAGGGCTGAGGAATATTTTCTCACTTTTCAATGAAGTACCTCCCCATACGGTAGCAGGACATTCTTCATATTCTTCTTTAGATACTCCAACCACACTAAAGCGTGGTTGGAAACCATATCCCATTACGCTTTCTCCTAAATAAGTACCAAACTTCTTTAAAGCCCATTGAAATGCGATTTCTTCACTGAATAATCCTTTTTTAGAAAGGACTGCTGCATATATTCTATGCGTATAGTATCCTGTTTCATTTAAATCAGGGTTACAACGGATACAGAAATAGGAGATATTACGCAAAACCTCTTTCACAAATGTTTCATGCTTCTTGCATTCTTCTTCTGTAAGAAACTCTTTTCCATCATTGGCAACGTAAACAATTTTAGTTATTTCTTTCGTTTCCATACTTTTTTATTATTGGTTTACACAGTTCGACAACTCTTTTACAATCATCTACATCGAACATTCCTATGTGGCAAACTTCACGTGGTATATTCATTTGAATAGATAACCACAGATAAGCCTTGTTCCTGTTAGATGTATTGGGGATATGCTTTTTCCAAACCTTGTTGATAAGATTAGTCTTTGCTATCTGGTCAAAATAGAAATGGGCTTCTTTCTTGGCTTCCCTTAGCTCTGCATTTGCCAAACGCCCTAATGCTTGGTCTGTTCCTTTATGTACACCGACATAAGCCCGGCAATCTCGGCAGAGATAAATCATGCCGTATGAGCGTCCGTAGATTATGGAACTGTCTACATATTCGGTAGGTTTGCCGCAATAAGGACAAACTCTGCCAGTAAGTATTTTATTCATACTATCTTAAAGCATCTATAACGTCTCCAATATCCTCACAATCAGTAATGTCTTTAAAAGAAATGTAAGTGTTATCACAGCCATAGCCATCACCTGAAGGGCTATATTCTGTAAAGGATTTTATTTCTTCAAGATTATCTTCCTTAATGGCTTTTATCACAGCTTTTAATCGTTCAATAACAGCATTCTTCAACGCCTCTTTGTAGCGTTTGTTAATTATCTCACTTACTTCTTTATCTTTCATTCCTGATTCTTTCAAACAGCGGAATAATTCATTTCTAAAATCCTTATCAAAAATCTTTTCCATACAAATTCTATTTAGAAGTCATAATAACAGTGATTCTCTATATTATCCCGTAATCCCAGAAGCACCTTTCTATCACGTTTCTCCATCTTTACCTTTCTCCGTATAATTTCCATAACATATTCTTTTAAGTTAAGAATAATACTTCCTTTAGATATATTATACAGTACTTCTTGCATAGAATATTCCGCGATTTCCGTAGCTTTCTGCAAACGTTTTCTCGAATAACGTTGTGCATAATGAACAAATAATGTTCTCCATTTCTCCATTTCTTGATAAAATGGATTAAGGTCGCCCGTCTCGGTATAACTTATATACATATCAATCGTTCTACGAATTTCAGCTAATTTTTCTTTTGTATTCTTTGTAATACGTGTTACTCTTTTTTCATAACTTTTTTTGCCTAAAAACTGTTTATCTACCGCAGTAGGGACACCATCAATGAACGTAAACAAATATCCTTCAAGGCTTTTTAAACTTCTTCGTTCTTTGACCATGAAGGAAATTTTTGCAGGCGATAGAATAATTCCTTTCTTTCCTATATAAGCTCTGTATGAATACCCTTGCCCATCCGCGGATTTAAGAAGAATAGGGTATCCTCTTTTAACCGACAGTATTCTACCCTCTATTGAACCGTAGTATCCATCCAAACCGTCCAATGGATAAAACGTCATTCTATCATATTTTATAACATCCTCTTTCATAAATAGTTATTCATCCTTTCTTTTATCAGGTTCATATTCTTGTTTACCAGCCCGATGATGCGGCTATGGTACGGGCTTACGCCGTTGCATACCGCTCGGCTCTGCACGATGCTGAATGTACGCAACGACACTTCCACCGTCTCCATCCGCTTGCCTCCCACGGTGGCGGAAAGTATCAGGCTGTCGGGGCGGGTGTAATAGGATTGCGCGTAGACGCAATGGTGCATTGCATCGCCTTCTTCAAGGAACTCGCGCACGCTGCCCAGCACGCGGGCGGTGAGAGTGCCGTCGGTGAACGCAAGACCGATGAACGCTGCCTTGTCACGGGCATACTTCTCTTCATCGCGCCTCATCTTTTTCATCCTTTCGGCTTCCAAGCGGCGGGCTTCCAAACGGGCTTTCTTGCGCGCCAACCGGTCATGCTCGGCGCGGAGGTCGGCGGGACACACGTAGCGGGCGTTATGCGTATCAAGGTTGAAGTATGAAAGCAGTTCCATGTAGTCGAACCACATCGATGCGTCACCGATGATGTACCCGTTACGATGGCAGATGTTCAGGGCATGGCTGAAAGGTAGGCAGTAGTCTCCACGCCTCAGTATATGGCGGAACACGTTTATCTGTCCCTGCTTCACGATGGTTTCCGCCACGGGGTTCGTGAGCAGTTGCCGTATGGCAGCTACTATCGGCAGGTCCATCGCCGGAAAACGGTTCTGCCAGCCGTTGCGCCTCAACTTGCCGGTTACGTACATGCGCGGGTAGTACCAGTTATCGGATGGGTCGAACATATCCTCCATCACGTATGCCCCGTTACAGCTGTGGTTATGGCGGGCTATCTGCATCGGTTTCCATGTTTTCCACGTGAGATGGAACGGCGAACGGGTGTAGGGACGGGCGGTTACTACTTCGCGCCCGTCATCGTTCACCCAGTTGCGGTACACCTCGTTTATTTCGTACCCGGTAGGCTCTCCCTTACGGGGGTTGACCCGTTCTGCCATGAAGGTACGTATCACGTTCCATTCTTCCGTGCGCTGTATGAATGACACATACCGCGCTTCGTGCTTGTAATCCTTTTCGGTCAGGTGTTTCAGGGTGAGCGTCTTTCCGCACCGGGGACATGTGTGTCCCACTTTGAGACTTACCGCCAGCTCAGGTATCAGCACCCGGTCAAGATACCCGCAACACTGGCACCACACTTCGCCTTTCTTCAGGTAGAAGCCATAGGTGGGGAACAGGCTGAACGCCCATTCCCGTTTGGCTTTGCTGAGGACGGGCAGGCGGTCACCCAATTCAAGCACCCGCCTTTCGAGTTTAGTCCGCGCTTTCATAGTTCTCCGAATAATGAAAGTTGCAGGCTGTCATCCGCCCGATGGTTGGTTTTCTTTGCCTTCTGCCGTTTGGGGGCTGCGGGCTTCGCCGGTCCGGGTTTCACCACGGCGGCGGGGGCTGCAACCTCCACACGCCCGGATGAAGCCTCAACCTTGATGTTGTCCTCATCGTAGTAATGCACTGCCCATCCGTACACCGTTGCATCATCTACCGCCACCGCCGTACCGCCCATCTTGCGGGCGCGGCTGATGATGTAGCGGCAGCATTCCTTGATACTCTTGTTCGCTTTCTTGTAAGTCTCGGCAAAAAGGCTGTCTTCGCGCGCCCGGTTGTCGAGGTAATTTTTTATCGTCGTTTCAAAAGTTGTGGTTGACATTTGATTAGTTTTTGAAGTGGTTGATTCTTGTTGACTATTTCCTGTTCATCCGGCAGTTATAATCGCATAGGAAGCCGTAAATATCACGGCTCGCCATGTCCGGCGGTGGAGGGTTATCCCCATATACCGCCCGTATTGCATCCTCTTTTCCGGCGTAGGCGTTGAACAGGTCTTTCGGCTTGTAGTTGTTAGGAAGCAATGGGAAAAGCGTTCTGAAAGCCTTAAAATCCGTTTTTGCTTTTTCTGCAAGTCCACGGATATTTTCAATTCCTTTCACCATTGCGGCGGCGGCATCCTTGATACGGATGTAACTTTTACCGGATTCCTGCTTAACACGTTCCATATCCAGCTTACGGATGGCTTCCAATCTGTCGGATGCAAAATCATGCAGGGCAACCATGATTGCTTGGTTGTTTACCTTGCTGCCCCACACGAACTGCCCGCGCCGTCCAGCCTTCAGCTCGTTGAAAAAGATGCAAAGCTCGTAAAGGTTCAGGTAGTAATATCCGGTTGCAATGGAAAGGGATGTTTCGGCTATCACTGCCTTCATCAGTCCGTCCGTTTCCAAATCAAGGTCTATCCCGGCATACCGGAACACGGAACGGAGATGTTCGGATATGACTGCGAGAACCGTAACGTTCCCATATACCCGGCTGACATCACCAAGGGTGGGTATGCCGTCGTGCTTTACGACTTCATGCAGCGGTAGCGTGCATTTCATCTGTGCCGCCGTGCCGGACCAGTTACTGACCAATCGGGATGCTGTTAACGAGTTCTTCAAACTCATCTGGAGGGAGGTCAAGGATGTTTCCTGAGGCTTCTCCCCCACCATAGCGATTTGCGACGGGGATATTACCGCCGTCATTGCCTTTTGAAGTTCTGTTTCCATTTTGCATTATTTTTTCAGTTATCCACAAGTTTGCCCGGCTGTCCCATCGCTCGATACGGGCGCCGTTGGCATTTTTCCAGCCTAAGCTGTCGAAGTGGTAGAAGAAAGTTTCCGCCTGCATTTCCCAATCCGGAAGTTTCCCGGAGAAGTAGTTTTTTACCTCCTCCAAAGTCGGGATTATAATCTCAGGCTTTTTTCTTGAAGGCTTGGGTTTCTCCTCACGTGCGGGCGCGGGCGCAAATAACCCGCCAGGGTTATTATTATTCTTTGTCTTTGTCTTATTCAACTCGGTATCAACCTGCGCCCTAACCTGCGCCCTAACCTCGGTATCAACCTGCGCCCTAACCTCGGTAAATTTTACCAAGCTATATGTTACTACCGGGCTTCCATTTTTAGTCTTGAAGTCTATCAATCCAACTTGTTTTAATCGGTTTCTTGCCGCCGACAAAGTTTTCAATGACGCTATACCTAAATCAGCAAGAACCTTGCTATTGTTACGGTTAAACGTATTCGCCCACTTACAGAGGTTGTTAGTTTCTAACAGGTAGAAGTACAAAGCGGTTTCTGTGACGGTTAGCGAATAGGCGTTATGTTGCAACCAAAAGTTCTTAATGTAATCTATATAAGTCATAGCAGATAAGTATTGACCTCATTCATAAATTCTTGCAGAGAATGGCATACCACATACTTGTTACGGTACTTTTCCGCTTCTCTCTGCCACTTTTTTTGATTTTCGCTTTGCGTACCCTTCGGCTTTTTCATTTCAATGCAGAGGGACGCATATCCCTTTTTGGGAATAAGCAGGATTAAATCAGACACACCGGAAATGGCGCCCTCGTATTTCATGCGCGCTCCGGTCTTTGCGTCCCGCTTGCCGCCGTTGGGTACAGAGAACAGCATAAGAGCCAGGGACGGGTACTGAAGCCTGAACCATTGTACGCAGTCATGCTGTATCTGGCTTTCCGACAATGGGGTCGTTTGCTTTCTCATAAGATTTCAGTTTAAGCAACCTTGTTGTAGTCTCTTCATCTATAAAGTTCGTCCATCCGGACTCATGCAACTTCATAGCGGCTTCTCTGAGGGTAATATTTCCACCTTCTACTTTTTCTTTCAATGATTGCAATATATTTTTCATAATCTATTCCCAAATAAATTCATAGCCATGTCAACCACGTTTTCCTTAACTACATCATCCGTACCGGTTACACCGTTGGCAATATTCTTTTTGGTTTGTATGACTTGATACATGTATTTGTCGATGGTATCTTTGCCGAGATAGTAGTAACAGTTCACGTTATTCTTCTGTCCGTTACGGTGCGCCCTATCCTCTGCCTGCTCACAATCGCTAAACGTCCACGGGAACTCAATAAAAGCTACACGGCTGGAGGCGGTCAACGTCAATCCTGTACCTCCGGATTTGTAGTTTAATATTATCAGCTTGCATTCTGGGTCGTTCTGGAATTTGTCTACTGCCGCCTGCTTGCGCGTGGCATTGTCCTCACCTGTGACCGTTACGGCATCCGGGAAGTTACGTTTCAACTCCTGAACGACTTCTTTCAGGTAAGCAAAGACGATCAGCTTCTCACCACCATCAATCACATCATGGATGAACTCCGAAAAGACCTTTATCTTTCCACGTGCCGAAATGGATTTCAAGATTCCCATACGCACCATGACTTCACCCCGCATGGCTTTTTCTATCTTTTCATCCGATGCGTTCTTGTAGTCCCTCAAATATTGAATCAGGTCTGCTTCGGCACGGTCGTATTCCTTGCGGTTGTCGATATCCACTTCGATGTATTGCCGTGACTTGTCGGGTAGCTGCGTCAATACCTTTGCTTTTTCCCTACGGAAGAAACAAGTCATAGACAAACGCCAATTTAGCTCCTTAACATTGCTCGACTGTTTAGGTCCGGCACAATAACGCTCTATAAAGTTCTTATAGCCTCCGAAGTCCTCCAACCTACCCATGATTTTAAGTTGCTGGATAAGGTCGGTATTGTTGTTCACAACAGGCGTTCCGGTAAGTTCAAGGATGTACTCTTTACCTTTACAAATCCCCTCGATGAACTTGCTTTGCTGGGTCTTGCTTGACTTGCATTTGTGGGATTCGTCAATTACTACAGATTTAAAAAGTGAAACGCGCGGGTCAAACGTTATAGAACGCATGGTGAAACGCGCATCATCCCGAATGCCCATGACAAAGAATTTTTTCAGGCTCTCATAATTAGTGATGAATATGTCACAGCATTTCGTTTCAAAAAAGCGGTGCCAATTAGCCTTGTTACGGTCATCAAGTATCAAGGCTTGTTTACCTGCAAATTTCTTGAATTCACGCTGCCAGTTTATTTTCAACGCCGCCGGACAAACAACAAGGCACGGATACGCTTTTGCTATCGTAACCGTGCCTATCGCTTGTAATGTCTTTCCCAGTCCCGGTTGGTCGCCAAAGATGCAACGTTTGTGCTGGAGCGCGTAAGCAATGCCTTCTTTCTGATACTCGTAAGGTTCAAGGAGCAACCCGTGCGGTACGGTCAGTTTCGGCAAATCGGGAATACTGTAATCAGCTACCTCTTTTGCCGAAACTGCACGCTGTACACGGCTGCATATCTTAACGGACACCGCCCAATTACTCATAGCGTCCACATACCACTTATCATCAAGAGAAACCCTCCACGCACGTTCATCAGAGATATAAGCCGCTTTGGGATTCTTCTTAACGGAAGGAATGCGCTTTACCATGCCTAACAGGTCAGGATGGTACGGGAATGCAATCTTATAGCAATTAGGGGTTTGGGTTATGCAAAACGGGTATAACATAATCTTATGATGCTAACTGTTCGGAAGAAGCCCTGCGCGTCCTGCGGGGCTTTATATTCTTTCCATTGATGTTCATCGTCACGGAAGAACTATTCATCGCAGCCTGAAAACTTTCCATATCCGCATTACCGGAGACGGGGGTCTCCGCTTCGGGGACTGCCTCAGCATGTATTTCAGCCTCGGCTTTTTCCTCTTCAAATGGAAGCTCCTGCTGCACTATTTTCCATTTCTTGTTGAAAAGGTACTCGTGTACCTCATATTCACATGTAGAAATGGCTTGTTCCAAATCAAAGGCAAATTGGTAAGGCTCATTATCATCTTCAAACTTGGTAAACGGGCTGTTCAAATTCAACACTTTGTTACTCTTCAAAAAACGTTTTCCCGTCAGGGTTACACCCCTGCTGTCTCCATCGCCACCTATCGAATAGCCCGTAACCTCAAGAATCTGACCGATGTTGTCCGGTAAATCATTCAAAAACTCTTTGCCGTCAGCTTCTTTCAACTCACATAGGAAAGCCATGTGCGAAACAAGTTCGCTGAATGCGTTTGTCAAGTCTGACGTAACAAGGTTCTTACCCTCTATCGTGACCGTTCCGGTTTCGTCCCGGTAAGTGGCAGTCAAAGTATTGTCTTTGGTAACTTTCGCTTTAAGTATTTCCATCTTATCTGTTTTTATATTCATTTATAAACTCCTGATAGTAGCGGTCAGCCGGAAGCGGGAGCATTATCCCAAACTCCGACGCAGCATCAGCCTGTATCTTTTGCAGAAATTCCGTCATTTGCTTTGTGTTCAGATGGGAAGAGGTGGTATATACTTCCTCTCCCCAATCATTTACATAAGCAAGGAACTTTTTGCAATAGTGGTTGTAAGTCTCTATCGCTAAAGTTCCCGTTTCATCCTCAATACATTTGAACCAAAGCCACATCAAAGCATTCTGATTAAGGGTGCGCGGCTCAGCGTACCGCTCAATAGTCAACCTGTAACGTCCGTTACGCAACTGACTGCACATGAAATCAAAAGACTTGCTTAATGTGATTTCTCCTTTTTCTTTTACAAGAGTTGCTGTTTGGCTCATTCTTCCGCAAATATCTTTTTGTCAGTAATCAAATCTCTGTTTGCTTCCAAAAATTCGATGAACCGCTCTACATGGTTTGTAAGCATCTTCACCGACTGTTCATGATTGTAAGTGTAATATTCTGGGTAGCATGTTCCGGATATTAAAGGGGTTCGGCTTGTACCGCCTTTCAAGGCATAAGCGGTGTATTCAAATGCTTTTACGCTTTCCACTTGACCGGAAGCGATAAGGCAGTACGGATATACATGCCGCTGCCATTTGCGCTCATACTTGCCGAACTGGTAGCTCGAAGTGGTCTTAATGTCATAAACCACATCCTTTCTAAATTCATCAATAAATCCGTAAAGCTCCACATCACCGTACCCGGTCGGCAATATAGCCGACACAAACAACTGACTGATTGAACCTTTGAAATATTCCGCTTGACTGATAATCCATTTCCTATCAAAAAGGAAATTTCTTTGCGCCGCCAATTCCGTAGCTGGGAATGTGACCTGTACGATGTTTGTTTCACGGTCTCCAATGATGGTATATGCCGCACGTTCTGTCGGCGTATGCTTTTCATTATGCACATAACAGTCGATAACTGCATTAAAGGCTGTTCCTTTATCTGCCGCCTCACTGTCAAACGGTACGCGGTTTATCGCATTTATCAAATCCTGTTTCAAAGAGGCTTCAACTTCTTCCGGAGAGCGTTTATACTCTCCGGTTTCATTGTCTATGTTGAAAAAGGATTCTACTTCTTCATCCGCCCTCAGATAAGCATCGAACTTGTCAAGAAGTGACGGGTATATTCTGTACTTAGGCTGCAACATAGACTTTCTTTGTTTTATCGAATTTCAAACCCAATGCCTTACATTTCCGAGAAATCAAATCTTTAGCCTGCAATGAAGAATCGAAAATATGATTCAGTTTCTGCATGGCTTCTACCGCCGCATTCGCCGAAACAGCATCCGTAATCATCTCTACATTTTCTTTAATGACTTCCATCAGCTCCTCATATTCATTTGAAAGCTCCGTTTGCTTTGATTGGTAGACTGAATATGATTTAATGATATTGGTCATAAAGTTATTTTCACCCGTCACATTACCGTCCGCATCTATAATGACCGGAATCTCCATACGCTCCGGCAGGTTGCAGGTATTCTTTCCGTAGAACTTTTCACAAGGATTGAAAGATATGGTACGCTTCTTGCCGATGGCTTCCATATAACCTACCAAATCAAGCTCCTTAATCAAATCCCCGGCAGAAGAACCGCCTATCTCCGGACGTATCTGCTTTTCGTCTCCGTTCTTTTCTTCGCGTTCATGCGCAACGAACACAACCGATTTCCCCATCAGTGTTACCTGATTCACAAAGTTGATAAACATGTTTTTGCGCACCCCATATCCTTGCAGGGAAAGAGTACCGTCGGCTTTCTTCATTTTCGGATTGTTCTGCATGATATACTTATCCATGAAAGAAAGCATCTTTCCCGCAGTATCAATAACAAAGGTCTTATAACCTGCTATCTCATCGGAGGAAAGAACCTCATCCACTTCTTCCCATTTCGTAATCTGTACCGTGTCTACACGGTGGGCGGCATTTACACGGTGAATCCCCCCGTCAAAATCCAGCAAAAGCGGAAGTGGCGCCGATAATGCCAAAGTAGTTTTCCCCATACCCGGTTGTCCGTAAATCAAAGCGGACAACGTTTGTTTAACACTCAGTTCGTTAGGCTTTTTAATCAGTCCCATAATAAATTAATTTTTAAGTGGTTAATAAAAAAACGATTCCCAGAACGGCGGCCAGACCGAACCGGGAATATAATCACGATATAAAGAGGACTTTCACCTCGCGTTGCCCATAGGGTCGCTTTTAAATTATACAATTTATATCTTTTATTTCATCTTTAGCTCTTGGAGAGATGGATTTGAAACAATTACATTTGAATGCAGCCGATTCTAACTCTAATTTATTGAATCTTACACCTGATTTGGGTTTCCCGTCTGCATCCTTATACCTCTTTACAAGCCCCTCACGTACCCATTTAGATACATTTCCTCGTCCGTAGCGGATATGCGCTTGATTCTGTGTTATGAATTCAGCCTCTTTGCCTGATTCTATACGTTCCTGCATTCTTCCTATATCCGCTGCATAATCGACTATTTTATATAATATTTCATCATTTATAGCGATAATCATAACGCCTCCTTGCCTTTGGCTTTTGTTTTAACTTTTTCTTATTTTTTGCACGTCTTTTCAAAATCTTGTGCAATCTCCTTTTTATAGCGGAATCATGGAGAAGTGTTGTCCTTAACTTGCCATTAATTAGAAAAACCATAATCCTGATGCTTCAAAATTTCTTCTTGCAGTGCGCATTACTCGGACCACTCTTGATTGAGTCCGAAATCCAGCTCTTCTTATTTCCCAATGACATCCTGAAATTGCCATATAGAATAATAGAGCTGAAAAGAATAACTCAAGTCCATGTTTGCGTATCTCTTTCAAATCGAAATCTATCTTCATCTTTTCACAGAACATGTACAGCACGAGTTCCGTATCTTTCGATATTCCCAATTTCCTGTATATGTCCCGTTTCTGTGCCTTGATAGTCCATTCTGACCGGTTCAAAACATCAGCGACCTCTTTATCTGCCAAACCCTTACAATACTGTTCGGCAACAAGGTGCTCCCGGTCTGTCAGAGCGTTCATGACATGCGTTTTACTTTGAATTCACCCTTCTTCTTATCTATCTCACCGATACGCTTCCATTCAGCCCCTTCAAGACACATTTCCAACCTTAACCGGGAAATAGTAGTATTAATCACTGATATTGAAGACACGGGAAATACTAAAATTTCACCGACTTTCATTCCTCGCAAAGCCGATGACCAATTTTCTGTTACTTTTACCATATTATTTCTTATTTGATTTTTCTAAAATACTTTGAATCTCTTCGCTAATCTCTTTGTCAAACTTGGCTCTACGGTCAAGCTCTTTCGACCGTTCTTTCAGCAGGCGGTTAATTTCTTCCATTTCCTTTATTACTTCTTCCATAGCCTTTGCGATTTTTTCGAGAATGTCAGAACTGATACAACGAATACTATGAAAGCCATCCAAAACGCTATTCCCAAAGACGGGTTGCCACCCATCACTAATAATGACAGGAAGCAAATGAACAATGAGTATTTCATAATATTTCTCCGTTATCAGCCATTGAATAATAATCAGAATCTGAAATGATAATACTGTCAAGCAGATTTATATCAAATAGCCCAAGTGCTTTTTTGACTAAATTTGTGAAACGCTTATCCTGATTGCTCGGTATCAGATTCCCACTCGGATGATTATGTACGAAAATCACTCCGGAAGCTAAACTGTCGATAGCATATTTAGCTATAATCTTAACATCTACCTGTGTACCACATACACCACCCTGCGAAATCTTTGCATATCCGGTTATATATCCTGCTCTGTTAATCAACATAATAAATGCACTTTCATAAATCAGAATATCATCATGGTAAAACTTACGGGCAAAATCAAACGCATTCGATGATGAACAAACTTTTACGGTTTCAAAGTCCCGCTTTTCAGCTTTTAAAGTAAACGCAGCAAGAAAAAGCAAGGTTGATGATAATACAGCAAGAATGCAGTCTATTAAGCAGTTAGGTGTTTAACTCATAATACTGCATAAGCTGAAAAAGGAGATCCGCTA